CATTTACATGTGCTCAAGATGGTAATACTGCTGTTAAGACATATCCTCGTGCTACCGACCCTGCATCAGGTGCTTCTTTAGAAGTTGTCGCAGTTGGAACAGCAACAGCAAATATATCTACCGCAATTTACGATCCTACAGCAGGTATTTTGACAGCAACATCTGCAAGTCATAACCTCATGGTGGGTAATAGAATACAAATTGCGGGTGATTCTCTAACATTTACATGTAGTAAAGATAATCACGCAACCCCCCACTCATATCCTAGATTAACTGACAGAATAAGAGATAAGTGGGTTGCAGTAGCAAGCACAACGGTCAATACATTCTCTATTGATGTAGGTTCATCTAGTGGTATCTTCCCTCACTTTGATGCAAGTGAGCATTTACTATTATCTGTAGCATCAAATGCGTTAATAAAACAAACAGGAACTATTGATCTTAATGTAGGAACTGGTGGTACTGGTACATCTGCACATACATTTGTTTCTGCTGCTACAAGTGCAGTTCAATCTCTACCACAATCAGCACATACATTTGTAAGTGCAGCAACTAATGCGGTACAGACACTTAACTATGTCGGTGTTACAACTAACATCTTCCCTGACTATGATCAGTCTACTGATATTACAGAGATTATATCACCTACAATATTCAATACTAATGTTGGTGCTAGTACCATACCACACACTTATACAGGTGGTGGATCACCATACGCATTTAAGTTCTTAGATGATCTAACATTTGGTTCTGGTTATAATCAACTGCTAGGCACTGTATCAATAGGTGTATCCGATTCTGTTGGTACAGGAGCAACCGTTACAGCAACCGTTGGTGCAGGTGGTTCATTAATCTTTAGTGTTGGTTCTGCAGGAACTAATTATTCTAATGACACAGAATTTTTCGCTCCAGAACCTAATGGCACTGATTTAGGTATTGAGGGTGTCTTTAGACTTGGACTAGGTAATACAACAACTACTGGAATTGGTTGTTCTCTTACAGTTGATGTAATTGGAGTAACTACAAACTTTGTTGGATTATCTACAACATCACAATTCAAATTATTTGAAGTTGCTGAATGGAGATTTAGCAAACCTGGTTATGGATTTAAGATAGGTGATAAATTTACTGCAGCAGGTTTATCAACAGATCCTAATGCAGGTAATGACTTTATACCATATGAATTAGAAGTCATTGATATATTCAATGATGATATATCTGCATGGCAGTTTGGTCAATTAGACTTTATAGACAATATCAAACCATTCCAGAATGGAAAAGATAAGAGATTCCCTCTTTACTATCAAAACCAATTAGTTAGTTTTGAGGTTGATCTTGATGATCCACAATCTAGATTAATTGAATTAGGACCTGTGCTTCTAATATTTGTAAATGGTGTTCTACAAGAACCTGGCAAACATTATGATTTCAGTGGAGGAACATCGGTATCATTTGATGCTGCACCAACAGCAGAAGATGACATATTCATATTCTTCTATAGAGGAACAGTTGGTCAAGACAGTTTCATCTTTGATGTTAATGAAACAGTCAAAGAAGGTGACTTTGTTGAGTTGTTTAAGAGTGCTGATTTAGAACTTAACAATGTAGAAAGAAACACAACCAATTTTGCACAAAGAGGTGCTAGGGTTATTCAAAGAGTAGCAACAGCATCTCTTGTTGAAACACCATTCTATCAAGGTAGTGGTGTTAATGCAAATAATTTCAAACCTATAAGATGGACTAAACAAAAACAAGATATAGAATATGGTGGTGGATTAATTTCCAAAGCAAGAGATCAAAGTGAAGCACAAATTACACCTATTTGTAATGTCATAGCATCTATTGCTTCTACTGATTCATTCTTGTTCACTAACCACACCGAACTCTTTAGAGATATTGACGGTGGATTGTTAGATTCGTTTAGTTTATTCGTACATGCATCTAGTGTTGGATTTGGAACCACAGCACAGGCAGGTGTTAATTATGAGGTTTGGAATGACATTGATCCATTGAATACAGATGTTAAAGGATACATTGGTTTAATCACTGGTATTACAACATCTGCAGGTATTGGAACTGATCTTGGTATCGTATTCCAATTAGATACCAACAACTTAATTAATGAATTTAACTCATCTTATGTACAAGACTTAGAAGAGGGTTATCCAATTCAAGTCTTTGGATCTGGATTACAACCTGTTGCAGGTGTTATAACCAGTATTGATAGTCATGATTCCGATATAGTAGGTATCAGCACCTTCGATGTGGACAATATATACTATGTCTCTGCGATCTCTTGGGATGGTAGTTCTAGAACAGGTATTATTACATGTAATATACACTCTGGAACTGATGTAAGTGGATTAGTTGGTGTTGGATCAACAGTTCACCCTGCAGCAAAATTGACATGGGGAAGATTCTCAGGGGCATTGCGTAGTGTCGCATATCCTTTATCAATTGACATCAAGGGTTTGAATTACAATCCAGATTTAGACGAATGGCCTACCGCCAAGCGTATGAACATTGGGTTGCGTAATACTGGAGCTCTCGGTAAAACCTTATAAATATCAAAATAGTAAGACCCTTTTAATAGAATATTGCAATGGCAGCAATTATAACCGATCAGTTTAGGATTATCAACGCTTCAAACTTCATGGATGATGTTATTAGCGGTGATAACTCTTACTATGCTTTTCTTGGATTAGCAAATCCTACTGTAGCGGGATTCGGAAGAACAGATACTTGGAATAATACTACGGTTCAACCACCATCGCCCGTCGATAGTATCAACTATAGTAATCATGCTTATGATACTATGTTGTTTGGAAGGAAAGTATTTCCTGGCGATGTTAGAAGATTGATTAGAAAAGTCAATTGGACAAAAGGTACATCGTATGACATGTATCGTCATGATTACAGTGTAACGAATCGTTCTTTAGTATCTAACTCTAGTAGGTTGTATTCCGCAAGTTATTATGTTATGAACAAAGACTTTAGAGTTTATGTTTGTATCAATAATGGATCTGCAGGTATATCTACGATTGCTAGTGCGTCATTAGACGAACCAGGTTTTACTGATCTAGAACCATCTGCTGCAGGTGTGAGTGGTGATGGTTATCTTTGGAAATATATGTTTACGGTTCCTCCTGCGGATATCGTAAAATTTGATTCTACAGAATATGTTGCTGTTCCTAATGATTGGGAGACAACAAATAATGCTGATATAAAAGTTGTTAGAGACAATGGAGATTCCAGTGTTAACAACAATCAGATTAAGGTTGTTTCTATAGACAATCCTGGCAGAGGTTATAATTTCCTCTCTAGTCCTATAGAGGTTCCTATTCTAGGTGATGGAACTGGAGCAAAGGTGAGAATACTAACCAATACAAATGGTCAGATTATTCAAGCACAAGTAACACAAGGAGGAAAGGGTTATAGTTATGGGCGTGTTGATTTATCTTCTATTAATAGTAATGCTACAACTTTTGCTAAACTAACACCTATTATACCACCTACCCTAGGACATGGGTTTAATGCGTATAAGGAATTAGGAACTGATAAAGTTTTGATATACACTAGATTTGACGCATCCTCATACGACTTTGCACCCGATACAATATTTGGTCAGGTTGGATTAGTAAGAAATCCTAAAGCAGTTGGTGCAGCAGGAACTACTTTCTTACAGACATCAGAATTTTCTGCACTAAAATCAATTAAGTTTACTGGTGATACCTCTCAAGCACTTGGTATTGGAACACAAATTGAACAGAATATACCTGGTGTTGGAACTGCTAGAGGTTATGTTGCCTCATACGATATTGATACACAAGTGATCAAGTATTTCCAAGATAGGACATTATCATTTAACCAAGCGATATATGACCAAACTGACAGTTTACAAGTTGCCGAACAAAGTCCAGTCATAGAATTCCAATCAACTGCAAATGCTGTTACTAGTACCGCATTTAGTGTGAATGTAGATCAAGGATTCAGTGGTATATCCACAGTTACCCCTGCAGGAAAGACTGTTGATTTAGGAGTTCAGTTTACAAATGGACTTGCAGATAGTGAGATAAATAAAAGAAGCGGAGATTTGATTTATCTTGACAATAGACCCTCTATTACAAGGAATATTCGTCAAAAAGAAGACATCAAAATCGTATTAGAGTTCTAAAAAGATGCCACAACAGACTAACCTAAACATAAGTCCCTACTTTGATGACTTTGACAGGACGAAAAATTTCCACAAAGTTTTATTCAAACCAGGATTTCCTGTTCAAGCTAGAGAACTTACCACTCTACAATCAATACTGCAAAATCAGATTGAGCAGTTTGGTAGTCATATGTTTAAGGAAGGATCTGTTGTTGTTCCTGGTGGTATGACATATGATGATGAGTATTTTTCAGTACAGTTAGATAAAACTCATCTAGGAACCGATGTCGAAGTTTATATAAAAGATCTAATAGGAAAAAGAGTAAAGGGTCAAACATCTGGAATAACTGCTAAGATAGTAAATTGTGTTAACGCAGCAACCTCAGTTAATAACAATCCAACAATATTTGTAAAATATATTGCACCAGGTCCTAGCGGATCTTTTGATTTTTTCAGTAACTCAGAATTATTATTATTAGAAGATTCAGTTACATACGGAAATACAACATTAAATGTAGGATCTTCAGTAGCGTCAACCATACAAGTTGATGCATGTAATACAGGATCAGCAGTTTCTGTATCAAATGGTGTTTATTTTTGTAGAGGTGCTTTTGTTAGAGTAAATGAACAGACAATTATATTAGACCAATACACAAACAATTCAACATACAGAGTTGGTTTGCAAATTGTAGAGAATGAAATTGCTGCAAAAGAAGATACCTCTCTTTATGATAACGCAAAAGGATTTTCTAACTTTGCTGCACCAGGTGCTGATAGATTAAAAATAGAATTAGTTCTCTCAAAGAAAACAACAGACGATTTTAATGACACAGATTTTATAGAAGTTATAAGAGTTAGGTCAGGTGTTGTAGAGAAAAAATCTAAGAGCAATCTTAGTCAGTATAATCTTATTAGAGATTATCTTGCAAAAAGAACCCATGATGAATCTGGTGACTATACAGTAAAACCATTTCTTATCAATGTTAAAGATAGTTTAAATGATAGAATGGGTAATGAGGGTGTATTCTTCTCAAATGAAACTACTAGAGAAGGTAATGAACCCACCGATGATTTAGCAGCAATTAAAGTATCGCCAGGTACTGCATATGTAAAAGGATATGAATATGACACATATGGAAGCACACTAGATTGTCCTAAGACAAGAACTGAATCTGAACTTATAGAAGAGTCATTTACTTTTAGATTAGGTAACAAACTTGTAGTTCAAGCTGTTAATGGTAATCCTACAAATGGATCTACAATTAATTTACAAACAGGTATTAGTAGTTCTATAGTAGGAACAGCAAAGGTATATAACTTTGCACTATCAGATGCAAAGTATGAAGATGACTCAACTGATTTTGATTTGCATTTATTTGATGTTCAATTATTTACTAAGTTAGAACTAAATCAAACCACAACATTCCCAAGATCTGTTAGAGTTGAAGGTGCTGAAAGTGGTGCTAGTGGTATAGTAGTAACTGCAGGAGTTGGCACTGATGAGGTTACAGTACAATCAGTATCTGGTAGATTTCATGTAGGTGAAAAAATTATATTTACTAATGATTCTAATCTATCAAGATCAATAGATAATGTAACTGTTCATACTATGAACGAAGTTGAGAATGTAGCAGCTAGTGGTTTCTATGGTAAGAAAAAATTATTTGAAGTAATTCCAGAAGGATTTGATCCTGCTACAGATCCAATATCAATCGCAGGTGGTGGTGGTAATTCTGCTTATGTTACATGTCCTGGCAAAACATTTGAAAGATTTAAAGTTGGTGATATAATTCTGTATAGAAAACCTGGTGCAAGTTTAATTACTCGTAATGTTGTTTCCGAGGTATATGGTGGTAATGGATTTGCAATGCAAGTTGATGGTTTGACATCAGTTGCTAATTTATATGATGGTGCTGCACCTGGTGCAGGAGTAACATTTAATGGTCCTGTATTTTTAGGTAGACAGCAACTAACTAACGAAAAGAATTCTGGTTTATATTTACCGTTTCCAAAATCAGTCATATCTAATGTAGATCTAACTGATGCTGAGTTGTTACTAACTGATCAAGTAACAGGAGAATCTACAGATGCAAATGGAGTTTTAGTTGTTGATATTACTTCTCTAAATCTTACCGATGTTAGTTTTGTAGCATTTGACCAAGAAAGATATCAAGTAGTTTATAGTAATGGTGTAACTGCAACCATAGATGATTCACAAGTTGAAATTACAAGTAATACTTTAACAATTAATAATTTAGATTTTAACCAATCAAGTATTAAAGTTAATGTAACAGTTGCTAAGAGTAATGTCAAGAGTAAGATTAAGGAATTTAAAAGAAGTCAGCAAGTATCCATAACAAGATCATCAAATGTTACATCTGGAAGTAATGCAAATACTAGTGTTAATGATGGATTAACAACTTCTGCATTATATGGTGTTCGAGTTCAAGATGCTGATATATGTTTAAATGTACCTGATGTTGTAAATGTAGTTTGTGTCTACGAATCTTTAGATACAAATGCTCCTATATTTGATAAGTTATCATTTACATCAACAGATCCTATTTTCCAAAACGCTATTGTTGGTGAAAGTATAATTGGTCAGACATCTAATGCTGTTGCTAGAATAGTAGAAGTTGATATTGGTAATAGTACAATTAGTATTGTATTCCTAACAGAGGATAAATTTACACCTTTAGAAATTCTTGATTTCCAAGAATCTAACTCTTCTGCAACATTACAACAATTTACACCTGGCAAATTTAAAAATGTTACAGACTCATACCTTTTAGATCAAGGTCAAAAAGCACAGTATTATGGATTCTCTAGTATATCAAGAGTGAATGATAGTTATATTCCTACAAAACAACTTTTAGTTGTTTTTGATAAGTATGAGATTCCATCTTCCGATGTCGGTGATGTATTTACAGTTGCTAGTTATGATTCTGAGAGATATACAAAAGATATTCCTGACATAGGAAAAAATCTTAAGAGAGCAAGTGATACACTTGATTTTAGACCTAGAGTATCAACATATGATCCTTCGACTGCAACATATAGTCCTTTTGATCCACATTGGAGAAACAATATTCTTACCACTACAAGAACATTAACTCCAAACGAATCTTCTAAGTTTAAATTTAGACATTATCTTGGTAGAATTGACAAATTAATTCTTAGACCTACAACTGGTTGTATAATATCTTTTGGTGTACCTGCTGAAATACCCAAACCACCTACAGATAAAATAGATGGCATGACATTGGCAACACTTGTCTGGCCTCCTTATACATTTGATCCTACAGATGTAAAAGTATTTTTAGTTGACAATCGTAGATACACAATGCGTGATATTGGTGCGATTGAAGACAGAGTAGAGCATTTAGAAGATGTTACAACTTTATCTTTCTTAGAACAAAAAGTTGAAAATTTACAAGTTAAAGATGCTGATGGACTCGACAGATTTAAGAGTGGATTTTTTGCTGATGCATTTAAGACTAACGATTTGGTTGATGTTTCTTCTCCAATTGATGTTGATACAGATAGAGGTAACATAAAACCTCTCAGAAATTTTGATTCACTTGATATTGCATTATCACCAAGTTTAAATGCACCTCCAGAATCATTAGATTCTTTCTCTGTGCAACCATTAGATCCTAATGCACAAAAAACTGGAAGAATGGTTACTCTTGCTTATGAAGAAGAGGTAATGGTTGAGCAAAACTTTGCCACAAGAGTAGAGAACTTAAACCCATATTTGGTTTATAATTATCAAGGTAAATTAGCGTTAAATCCAACTACTGATAATTGGATCAATACAGCAAACAGAAGAGGTAGAACAACAAGATCAACAATCAGAAGAACTTCTGTTGATACAAATGTTAGTTTAACTGAAATAGATGGTGGATTTGGTGAAGATGATTTATCATTAAGCAGAAGTGAAAGAGTTGCTCGTGTTGAAAGAGATGATATAACATCAAGAAATACTTTTATCGCTAGTGAAACATTTGACCCATTCTTAAGATCTAGAAATATAGAATACAGGGCAACTGGTTTAAGACCAAACGCTAGATTCTATCAGTTCTTTGACGAATTAGGAAATGTAGATGTTGTTCCAAAAATTATAGGTATCGAAAATACTGTTGGTGCATTTAGTGTTGGTGAAACAATAACTGCATTGGTCAATGGTGAAACATATAGATTTAGACTTTGTAGACCAGATCATAAGAAAGGACCTTTCAGTGCTCCTACATCAACATATGAAGTAAACCCATTAGATAGAAATGAGACACTGCCCACAGCATATTCTCAAGGTTCTACAGTAATTAATATTGACACTGCAGCATTAGCAGCTTCTGCACAGGGAGATTACTTTGGTTTCCTACCTGTAGGAACTGTAATAGCAGGAGAAAGTAGTGGAGCACAAGCAACTATTAGTTCAATAGATTTGTTCTCAGATGTCTATGGCGATCTTATAGCTGCTGTATGGATTAGAGATCCAAGTTCATCGCCAACACCACTTGCAAGAGTAAGATCTGGAGCAAGAGAATTAAAAGTTTCTACGAGTTCAAGCAATTCAATAAACCAAAGAGGTGGTACAGCAATATCCGATGCTAGTGCGGTGTTTACTGGAACTGGAACTACAAGAATTATTCAAACTGATGTTAGTGTAACTACTCTAGAAACTACGACTATACAAAGAGATATTAATCTAACATTTACTAACCGAACTACCCCACCACCTCCACCACCTCCACCACCTGTTATCATCAATAACACTACAGTTATTGATAGAACTAGAACTGTTATTAGAAATATTGACAGATCTAGAAATATATTTACTACTCAGGTACAAAGAGTCTTTATCATTAGAGGTGAAGAGAATGATGACCCATTGGCACAGTCATTTAAAACTGATAAAGATGGTGCGTTTATAACATCTGTTGATGTTTTCTTTGCTACTATATCAGATCCAACTGTTCCTGCTTTTGTAGAGTTGAGAACAATGGAATTAGGTCAACCAACAGAAAAATTGATTTCACCTGATGCTAGAGTTGATTTGACATCGGATGATATTACAACATCAGATGATGCTTCTATTGCAACTAATGTTAAATTTAGTAGTCCTATTTACTGTGAACCAGAGACAGAATATTGTGTTGTTGTGGGTGCACCATTCAATACATATGAAGTCTATACAGCAGAGATGGGTCAGACTGCTATCAATGCTCAGGCATTACCCAATGCTGCAGGAAAAGTTTATAGTAACCAGTATCATGTTGGTTCTCTGTTTAAATCACAAAATGCCTCCACATGGACAGCATGCCAATTTGAAGATTTAGCATTTAAACTTTATAGAGCAAAATTCACAGCAGATAGGGCAGTAGTTGATTTCCAAAATCCACCTTTAAGACCAAATAACGGTATATTACCAGTGTTGGATAAAAATCCAATACAAACACTTCCTAAGAAAGCTACTCTTGGAATAACAACCACAACTAATGCAGGACTTATTGGAACTGTATTTACTATTGGTAGAAAAGTTGGTGATGCCTCAGCAACCTTTAGATCTGCTACTATTGAAGATACTGGAGGACCTGTCAATACTGTTGGTCTAGACACATCTAGAATCGGATCAAATTATGGCACACCTTCTGCTACAGTAGAAACTTTTGCCATAACTGGTAAGGGTGCAGGTTTAACACTATCATCTGTAGTTGTTGGAACTGGTGTATCAGCTATTACAAGTGTAGCTGTAGCTGCAAATGGGTCAGGATATAAGGTTGGAGATATTGTTGGTGTTGTAACTGCTAGTATGAGTGGTTCTGGTTCTGGATGCAGAATTGGTATTACATCTATTAGTGGATTAGACACATTATATCTAACAAATATCCAAGGTGAAGAGTTTGGAGTAGGAGAAGACATTACATACAATCATACTACAGGGGCAGTAATTGATTCTACTTTAGATGTAGTTACATATGATGCTACAGGTAGTATCTTTACAGGTGAATATGCAAGGGTAGAAAACTTTAATCATGGAATGTATGGCACTGGCAACAAAGTTGCTATTAGCGGTGCAGCACCTGATACTCTACCAACAACTACATCAACAGTTGTTAACTCTACCTCAAGTAGTATTGCCATTGGTGATAGTATAGGATTTGATGTCTTTGAGGGAGTTCTTGTTAGTGCAGCAAACACAGGTTATGCTATAATAAACAATGAAGTTATTTCTTACACTTCTGTTGGAATTAACACTTTAAGCGGAATAGTTAGAGGAGTAGATAATACTCAAGCTATCAATCACGCTCAAGGGTCTGTCATTCAAAAATATGAAGTATCTGGTGTTGGTCTAGGTAAGATTAATACAACGCATAGCGTTGAACCCCTAGAAAGAATAATGGATAGTTTCTTAATTAAGATTGATAGGCAAGGTAGATCAGTTGACATTCCTGGCGTATCTCAACCACAATTATCATTTAATAGTGATGCATTTGTAGGAGGAGATCATTGTCATTCTTCTAAGAATATCATCTTTGATGCGATGACACCTATGTTTGATGTTTCAGAGACAGGTGAATTTGACATCGTAGATTTGAGAGTTAGAACTGTTACTGGTACTAGTGTTGATGGATCTGAACAATCATTTGTTGATGATGGATTTAGACCTTATCCTATAAATCAGGAAACTAAAATGCCAACTACAAGAATAGTTGCATCTGAAGCTAATGAAAATGTTAGACTAACGAGTTTGTTTAGAAACAAATCTATTACTGCTAAGTTAGAAATATCTAATGGTGGTAATGAGTATAGTTCGCCAATGATTTGCTTAGATACAATGGCATTTAAGTTCACATCTAACAGGATTAACAAACCAATAGATGATGAAAATTATCCAATTGATCCTAGAGTAAATCAAATCACAGGTGATCCACATACATCATATTACCAATCTAAAGTAATCAGTATTAGAAATCCTGCAACATCATTAAAAGTGATACTTGATGCATTCAGACCTCAAGATTCAGATTTCCGAGTATTGTATAGTTTGGTTAGACCTGATGTTAGTGAAGAAGATCAGAAGTTCATCCTATTTCCTGGTTTCAAAAATAATATTGATACCACAGGTGATGGATTTGGCGATACTCCAATTGACATTGATAAGAATGATGGTCGTCCTGATAAATTCCTCCCATCCTCACAAAGATTTGAGGAATACCAATTCACCATAAGTGATACAGAACCGTTTACTGGTTTTGTTATTAAGATTGTATTCAATGGTACAAATGGTGCAAAGGTTCCCATCATTAAGAACATTAGAGCACTTGCATTAGCATGATCAGAGTAGAAGGTTACGACAATTTATTCAGAGATGAAAAAACTGGAGCTATCGTGAATAACGATGTCTCCAGTTATAATACTTACATGACAATGAAAAAGAAGAGATTGCAGGAAAGAAAAGAGATTGATGATATGAAACAGGATATCACTGAAATGAAACAAATGCTTAAATTATTGATTGATAAACTATGAGAGATCCTAGGCACGAATTTATGAGATTTCACTATGGCGATGACGCTGTACAAACAGATCTCAGCGAATTTACTGACATACAAATCATTAGAAATGACATAGAACGCATAGATAAAAAGTTAACAGATATCAAATCTGAGTTGGAAGAGCTTGTATCGGTGCTTCAGAAGCTAAATACCTTATAGGATAATAGTCGGCATACAAGATGGCAGTATATGTCTCTAACCTGCAGATTGAATCGGGTACTGATTTTGAGCATTTATTTGCTCTTGGTGATAATGATAATAATACAGTACTGAATCTAGCAGGATTTACAGCAACATCACAACTGCGTAAGTGGGCAGGAGCAACAAATTTTGTTGCGTTTGCTTCGACAATATCTAGTCCATTAGAGGGTGAAATAAAAATCTCTATGGCAAGCACTGTAACAACCGACATAAAACCTGGTCGTTACCTTTATGATGTTGTTTTGGATGACGGTACTAGCAGGGTTAAAGTCGTTGAAGGAATGGTCACTGTTAGAGCAGGGGTAACAAGGTAATGCCATCATTACGAGTTGGTACTGGCAGCCAAGTAAAGGTAATTGCCAGTGGAGCATTAGGAGGCGGTGGAGGAGGTAAGTTAGTCTTACTTTCCGATGTAAACGCTAACAATCTAGGTAACGGAAGTTTCTTAGTATTTGATTCTGCGTCCGCTAAATTTGTAACACAAACAGTTCTTCCGTCTGTCACAATTGATGGGGGTGAATACTAATGTCTGCAACTATTCTAGTAAAAAGAACGCAGGGAACATCGCCACCAACCGCAGCACCCGTTGGAACTGGTGTTTCATTTGGTGAGTTAATCTATACATACGATGTTGCCAATGTAGGTGCAGGAAATTCGTTTAAGAAATTATATATTGGTCATCCAAATGGTAATACTGAAGCACCAATACCGATTGGTGGTGAGTATTATACACAGGTAATAGCAGATAACCCTGCAGATTTTGGTAAACCTGTTGCTAACAAAGCAGTTATTCTCAACTCTAATGCAAAAGTATCGAGTTGGAGTGTTGCTACAGATTTACTCGTAGGTGCTGCAGCAACTATCTCTGGAGATTTGAGTGTTTCTGGTGACTTAAATGTTACTGGTGATATTGTATATGATGAGATTTCTGGTAGAAATATACAAATTAATGGCATTGGTACTATTGCCACACTTGGAATAACAAGTTCATTAGATGCTGAAGTTTTTACAAACAGAGTCGGTGTAATTACTGCACTCTCAGGTGTTGGTGGTACATTTGCTGATTGGAATGCTACATCAGCACAATTTGAACAGATTAATGTAAGTCACGCTTCGACTACAAAAAATCTAACCATCACTGGAATATCAACTGTTGAAAATAATTATGATTTTAGAACCCAATTAATTAGAATTGGTAGAGAAGCAGGTAAGTTAGAAACTGATGGTAATGATCGTCAAGGATTCTTCATCGGTAACTTTGCAGGTTCTCAAGCAGGTTTAACAACCCTTACAAAACGAAATGTTGCTATTGGTCATAGTGCTTTCCAAAAAGGTGGTCAGACAAAAGCAGAATCAAACTTATTTGTAGGTAACTTTGCAGGACAAGAAGCAGAAGGTTCTTACAATATTTTTGTAGGTGATAAAGCAGGTCAAGACTTAGGATCTCAAACAATTATTCAATATGGTGAGACAGGTGAAGCTACAACTATTCAATTCTCAAATGGTAGCACTTTACCTGGCGATCCATACGACTATAGAGTATATGGTAGTATAGAAGCTGAAGGTATCAACAGCAATCTATCAGGTGGTATGTGGGCAGTTGCACTTGAGTCTCTTAGTGACTTGAGTGTAGTTAACAGTGCAGTTAGTGGTAACTTAACATTTACTGTTGGCGGTGCAACTAATGGTCATTTAGATAAAACTAGATCAGGACGATCCTTTAAAGTAAAAGGAACTGATGATTTTGCATTACTTACAGACATTGATGATGCAATTTACTTATCAAGTGGTAGCATAGGATTAACTGGATCTTTTGGTTTCTTAGTTGTAAAATCTGGTATCACAACAACTAGTGGTAAAGAAGATCATTTACAGAATATTGGTATAGGTCGTGAGTCACTATGGGGTGCAGGTATATCAACTAACCAAAGTAATAATATTGCTATTGGTGCGTTTACACTTTATAAAGTAAATGGTGATAATAATATTGCTATCGGTCAATCTGCAGGTGTAGAAAATACAGGTAGTGGAAATGTTATTATAGGTCAAGGTCAAGATGTTGCAAAGACAACTGAGGATACTCAGTTAATCATTGGTTCTGGATCTACAAAATGGATCTCAGGTAATAATGTTGGTTGGGTTGGTATAGGAACTACCTCACCTGACGCTTTACTTTCAGTAAATGGCGATGTTAGTGTATCTGGGGTTGCCACAATTCCTCAAGTAGATGTTAATGATCTTGGTGTAGAAGCATTATATGTTACTGCAGGTATTATAACATCATATGTTGGTACTTACTCTACTATCAATGTTGTTGATATTGAGACTCTTGATGCTAGAGATGTAAACATTACAGGACTTGCTGTTACCGACATAGTTGGTACTGCAGCAACCATATCAGTATTTGATACTGAAACTGCAGATCTTAAGGATGTTAAAATTACAGCAGGTATCATTACAGATATTGTTGGTACTGCTGCTACAATCACAACGATTGATGTTTTAGAAGGTGATATCGTAAATGCTAAAATTACAGCAGGTATCATTACATCATATGTTGGTACATACGCAACCATAACAACACTTGATACCGAGACTGCTGATCTTAACGATATTAAAGTTACAACGGGTCTTGTTACTTCTTTGGTTGGTACTTATGCTACCATCACAGATGTTCATATAACAAACGACCTTAGAGTTGGTGGTGCAACAACCTTCACTGGTAATGTAACCTTCAATGGAGGCACAATAGGTCTTGGTGATTCTGTAACAGATAGAGTTGTATTCAACGCAGATGTTGATTCTAACTTTATTCCTGACGATGACGATACTTTCAATATTGGTAGTTCTACTCAACAATGGAAAGATCTCTATATTGACGGTGTTGCTTATATTGATGATTTAAGTGTTGATTCAACAGTCGGTGTTTATGCAACTATAACAACTTTAGATGTAGAAACATTAGATGCTAAAGATGTCAATATTACAGGATTAGCAGTTACTGACATTGTTGGCACTGCTGCGACAATAACAACAATTTCTGCAACAGAAGGCGACATAGTAAATGCTAAGATTACTGCAGGTGTAGTAACATCCTTAGTAGGCACTTACGCAACTGTCTCAACAGTTGATATAGAGACATTAGATGCTAAAGATGTAAACATCACAGGATTAGCAGTTACAGATATTGTCGGCACTGCTGCAACAATTACAACATTTGATGCAGAAAATGCTGATCTTAATGATCTCAAAGTTACAACAGGTCTTGTTACATCACTAGTTGGTACTTATGCTACCATCACAACAGCACAGGTAACTAACTTAAGTGCTGATAGTTTAACCTTGACTGGGTTAGCAGTTACCGATGTAGTTGTTGCTACTGCAGCAACCTTCACAGGTGTTATTGATGTTAACGATGCTGACATTGTAAATGCTAAGATAACAGCAGGTATTGTCACATCATTAGTAGGCACTTATGCAACTATCACAACTCTTGATGTAGAAACTTTAGACGCTCAAAATATAAACATCACTGGAGTTGCTGTTACCGACATAGTTGGTACTTCTGCATCTATCACAACGATTGATGTTACAAATTTAGATGCTTTAACTGCTAAGATTAACGCAGGATATGTTACTGCACTATACGATTCTAC